CCTACGTGTTCTTCGACATACGCCTCAATTGCTTGAGCATGAGACTGAATAACATCAACAGAGTTAGAAGGTATACCACGAGTTTTAGTGCTTACAGCATTAGGAGTTTTAAGATGGTCTGGTCTTTTCATTACATACTCTTCATATCCTCTGGATTCGAAATATCTAACGATTCCGTACTTGTTGTTTTCTATTAAAAGCGGATATCCAAAGAAAACAGCGGCCATTAATATGTCTTCGTAAAATATTCTAGCCAAAGGAGGTCTAGATGCGTATTCTGCGACAAACATATTAGCAGGAGCGCCCATACTAAATTTGTTATACATATGACAAGCTCCCTTCGACCCTCTGTTATCAGTCGTAGAGTCCAAATCATAGCTATCGACTCCACCTACACCTATGTGGTCATTCGCTGGGTGCTTTTTACCGTGCTTAATTACAGATTTGTTTCTGTTCTCAGGCTTCGGCATCCAGCTTATAAACCACCTGCCTTGAGGGTTGGGACTAAATACAACTTCGCTATCGTTTACAGCGTTTTTCCAAGAGAAATTACCCTGAACAACAGGATTAGGATACAACTCTTCGTTGTATTCTATTTGTTCGTATATCTTACCAATGTTAAACGTAGAGCCTTCAATACTATCCCTCATTGCTTCGTCAACAGTGAAGGGGAACTGGCGAACATATTCGTTAAGTTCCCTCGCATCGCCTTTTAAAGCGTCTCTCTCGTTCTTTAAGTAAGTCTTTGCACCTATGTCTACAAAGTCCCCTTCAATCGTTTTAACAGGCTTCGCAGGGTTTTCAATAATAGGGTTTCCATATTCATCAAAGAAGCCTTCGAGGGCTTCGTAGGCTGGTACAAATAATCTATAAAGTCCAGTCTTCGTTCTTCCGTTGGCGTTTCTATCTTCTGGGTCGGAGTCTCTCCAGAGTTCTTTGTATTGTTTACCACCTTTGTCCATTGGATTTACAGTAGAACCCATAAGACACTTACCTATAATCTTACGTCCTACAATTAAACAAGTTCTTTCTATTCGCCATGCTTCACGAATATCGGTTGGTCTTTCCCACTTACCACTTTCATCTAAATACATCATATGAAGCTTTTCACCATCGTAAGCATTATTCGTGGTGTTCTTCCAGTTTATGATTGTATTAAGGGCTTCGCCTTTATTAGATGTTTTATTGCTTTTTGTAATACGCTTAGAAGGCTCTCTAAATGCAAGCTCCATACGAGGATTGGTTGTACCATCCTGTATGGGCTTAAAGAAAAAGGGGTAGCTTCTGAACATAGGAACTACCTTTTTCATAAAGATGTTCTCCTGTGCGTCCTTACCTGTTTTAGACTGTATACCTAACAGCTTATCCTTTACTTGGGTAGCTTCGTCTACAAGTATAGCCGCAGACATATTGGTATATCCAGAACGTCTACACTTGGTGTACATCTGACCCATACAGCGAGGGTCGGCTTCACATGCTGCAAAATGAATAAATAGTCTTGCTTGAAATTCTAAGTAGTAGCCATAGCCAATATCCAGCTTTGACCACTGCAACATCATGTAGTGTCTCCCTGTAATGTAGACAGGCTTACCGTTATTGTAAAACCAAAGACCGTTACGCCTGCGGTCAAACTCTTTCTCGATGTATGGAGAAAATTTCTTTTTGAATTCGGATTGCATTTCATACCACTCATCCATAGAGCGAATCCTCTGCAATTCTTCTGGCACAGGAAGTCTTCTCCACATTTGCAAATGAGGCTTCCTTTCATATCCGAGGATTTCTTCTTTAGGGGGTATCTTGGGAAGCTGAATATCAATCCCACCAATTTCGGTAACCTCCCCACTTGTATCGTTGGGGCATATATTAATAACATAGTTATCGTATCCCTCAACTTGTTTAAGACCTGCCATTTCATTTAATTAATAATCCCAGTAACAGAATATCTGATTACTTTGAGAACTTTTCTGCGAATCCACCAGAGTAGTCTTGTTCTTCTTCGATTCCTCCAGTTTCTCGGAGTTCTCTAACCATTTGTTCAAGCCTCTGGTATTCGATGAGCAGTTCTTTTGCATCAGTAGCTGTTTGTTTAATACTCTGTAATTCAGCCTTACGCTGAGAGCCAGAAAGTTCTGCATCCACAGGTTTTCTAACTTCGTCAATCATGTTATTGATTGCGACCTCCATAGAGGAAAGCAATCTAGTTGACGCTTCTTCTGTAGTAAATTTACGCTTCCTTGGCATACACTAGCTCTGTTGTTCGCATACGATAAACCTTGTCGCCATTTAAAAGCTCCATCTCGTATTCCGAATTCTTCGTGTAACCCACCATATCACCAGACTTTGTTCCAATCCATTCTGAATCTGGGGGTAGGGTGAGTAGTACGCCTTCCAGTTCTGGTTCTTTTTCGAGGCTAAGAATGATGCCAGAATCACTTGTTTCCTCTTCCTGCTCAACAGGGGGTGCAACAAAACACCAATCCCCAAGCATAGTAATATCACCAGCTTCGTCTTCGATAGCGATAGCGTGGTTTGCATATCCTCCGATAGGGTCGTAATTAACCAAATACAAGTCATCTCCTATATCATACATTTGTTCCATTACAACGTGATGGTGGAAGTATAGAATAGCCCCTTCACAGCTTTCTATTGGACAGTCTACAGGACAGCCTACAATCTCACCGTAGTTTACTCTATGCTCGAATTCATTGAACTTGCTCACAAGTTGCAATGTTCCTCCATTGAATGAAACCTCATCATTAAACTTCTGAGGTATGTGTACTATAAAATGGTGTAGTGGTTTCATATCAATCGAATTTAATATCGTACTCTACAATACAGGGCATACTGTCTACAGACTTCCACAGTATAGTTCCTTCTTCGTTCTCTATGTACACTAGGTATCTTTTTTCGCTGTACTTGTGTAGATGCTTTTCATCTAATAGAATTGCACTCACTTTCCCAGCTCCCGCTCGCATACCGACATAGTATGCCATAGCGTCTTTAGGGTCTCGCCCTATTACTATTTTTCTAATCATTTTAATTTAATTAAACAACGAAAGCAGTTTAGTTTATGCTTCCGTCTCTATTTGATAAGTTAATCCAATAATCTATACTTGACGGGTCAGGAGCTTCTTCTTGTTGCTCTATTCTATACGCTTCTACGGTATAAGAAAGCAAATCATCTAACTCGTCTTCGTCTGCCACGGAAAATGTAGATAGAAGGCTCATGTTAGCCCTACTGTCTCCATCTTCATCTGTGTACGTTGTGTCTAGGTCTACAAAACCTACAGCTATAGCGGCCAGAAACTCGTCTTCAAGTTCAAACTTCTTAACTACATCATTTATAGCTACAATAAGTTCTTGTATCTCTAAAATGCAATCTTTTTGTCTTTCAGTCATTAGTCTAGTTTCGTTATTGTAAACGTACTTTGAGTTGTTAGTGAGCCAGCGCCAGAACTATTTTTACCAACTTCGTAGTATATGTCTTCACCATCTGCGCAGTGCGTAAACAAACTAAAACCTATAGCCATGTTTCCCGTAGCTACCTTAGACCTTACTATCGTTTGTATAACAGCGGCAGAGCCGCCAGAAGGTTTGCGATAAACACGAATAGTTACATCGGTGTTTCCAGCAGTTATCTCTAGAATGAAGTTAACCTCTATTTTAATAGCTCCAGCACGCTCTATAGTAGCAGCCCCTGTTGTTGTTGAGGAAGTCTGTAAATGTGTGTTGCTACTGTCGTTAAACAGATATGACGATGTAGTTGAATTATTGTTTACAGCACCTTGAGTTGGGGTGGCGGGAGTATCCGTTAAAGTGTGAGAACCGTTTGGTCGCAATACAAACATTGGGTTTGCAAAAAACTGCGTAGTAGTTCCACTAAAAGCAACAGCATTAAGTTCTCTTTTAACTACATTATTGCTACCGTCAACCAATAGAGCTGTTAGCTCTGCTGCGTCAGTTGTTGGTGCAGCGGTAAACGAGAGCGTTCCATCAACCTCTACAGTGTCCGTGGAAAGTTTTAGTGCTGAGTCTACCCCTGCTCCGTCCTCTACCACTTTTAGGGATGAGGTTAACCCGTTTGTATCTAATTTTAATAAGGATGAATACGTATCCTTTACTTTATTTCCTGAAAGAGTTGCCATTTGAGTATCTTTGTATTATGCAAATTTAATAAAAATGGCAAAGCGCTCAAGAAAAGGTATGTTTAGAGATTTTAAAATCCGAAAACAGGACACCCTTAATAAAAGCTATCTTAAATACCTACGTCTAGCTCAGAGAGACATAGTTGCGAGCTATGATGTATCCGAAAGCGAACTAAACTTCTTAATATTTGCTTACGACTATGAATTTTTTACAATAGACCACATTTCTTCTGCATATTTCTACCATAAACTCAAATTTGGGCAAAGAATACTGTATCCCTTGTCAAAAAGAGACTATATATACAAGTATTACGATAAGCTATCCCCAAATTCTTACGAAGAAGCGGTGTTTGATGAAAGTAAGATGAGGTATAGAGTAAGATATGCCTTAACCCAAAAAGCAAGACTGCTTGTACAGAGGTTTTACAGGAAAGTAGAGGGCATCGAGCAGATTAATGTGCCGTCTTAACCTTAAATGGCATTTTTAGAGCTGCTCCTTTGTGCGGAACGAACTTACCCTTATGAGGCATGAGATAATATCGGCCACCTTCGGACATCCAGTGATATCCAGAGGGGGCTTCTACCATTACTTTTTTCTTTGAGGCTTTCACTTCTTTCCTTTTTTCTTAGCGTTAGCTTTAGCCATCATAATAAAGTCAGCCTTAGTAATCTTGCCGTCTTTGTTAAAGTCTAAGCCTTTTTTCTTACCAAGCTTACCGCCTTTCTTATAGATAGGCATCACCCCACCTTCCTTGCGCATGCCGTCATCTTCGAAAGGTGCTGGAGACATAAGATATACGTTCTTGTTCTCTTTAGCGACCTTCTCTAGCTTCTTACGCATTGCTGCTGTAAGAGGAAAACCGTCCTCTGTCTTACCTGTTTCTAATGCTTTTGCAGCATTGTTTCCTATGTTGGCCTTTTCTTCAAAAGACTTGTAAGTATTATTTTTCTTTGCGTACATTATTTTTTAGCTCTATTTCGTTTTGCTTTTATAAACCTTCCTTCACCATGGTCGTAGTCCATTCCGTCTCCATTTCCATAGCGACCAGACTTGCGTCTCATCCTATTTAAAAACGCACGGTACTTCTTTCTAGCTTTTGTAGAATGATACTTTGTATCGTACTTCTTCTTTTTATCTCTAGCCTTTTTATTCTTGGCGTAGTATTTAGCCGTCTTACCCATACGGTACGTATCTTGTTTTTCCATCCACACGCACCGCTTTTAGTACTTGGTGACGGTTTCTACTATCTTTCTTATGGGATATATGTACCCAGTCTGGATTCTCATCAGTCCCGAATTCCCAGATAAGTTGGTCAAAGTCTAGTCTATCTAAAGCATAGTGGAATATATCTGCGTTGGTAATCACACCGTACACGTCTGCATCGAGGTCAAGCGCCTCACCTTTACTATGCTGAGAGGTTTTACTTCCCCCAATAGCTTCGTTAAGAGCTTCGCTCCTGTAACCAGAGCTTATGAATATGGGACACATAAATTCCTCACGTATAGGTTGAAAGATGTTCTCTGCAACCGCCTTAAGGTTCTCAAGATGTTCTATTGTCGGCTCATTGGCAATTCCTCGCCTCTTCGCAGTAGCAGACTTCGTCACTTCCGCAAGCGAAAGGTTCTTGGATAGATGCATAGTTGTAATCGCTTAAGTAATAGTGTGTTACAAAGGCAAAGATAATGAATAAAACTAGAATTATGAACGCCACCATTTTCCTACAACCATCAAGCAACCTGCTAAAATGGATACTATTAATATTATATCCTTGAATTTATCCCAGAAGGTTTTCTTCTCAACGTATACTATCTTTTCGTAAGGAACCTCAATAGTCCGAACTATCGTATCCGAGTCGCATTTCGCGTCTATAATAAGAGTGTCGTTCACCCTTACTACTTTGACCTTTAATCTGTTCTTCGTTATTACTATAGTATCGTGTTGCTTCAAAGTCACAGTATCCTTCAAAACCACAGGCGGGACTACAAGCGTGTCCTGCACAACCAACGTATCCTTTTTCAGAATCATTGGGTCTTTCTGTACCGCTTTTTTCAAGTGCCATTGAGCGCTGCAACTCGTTAATGACAGAACTAGAATTAACTTTACCAGCCATTTCATTACCCCTCTTTCTTAGTGGCAAATTTTTCTAGCCCCGCAATACCAAAACTGCCTAGAGTTACTATCACAAAAGAATTGTAAGTGAACTCATTGATAGGTAAATCATTACCCCAAAACCCACTTAAGACATCGGCAACCATAACCAATACCATTACAGCAAATGATAAGAAACCGATTATAGTCTTCTCATTCCAATCATTTGTGTCCTTAAAAATCTGCATAAACTTTTTCATAGTGCTTTATATATTATATGTACAAAGGTACGTTTTGTTTCATTATGAGTTGACTTAAAGTAAAGCTTTAACACTTGACAATGTCCCAAAAAAGTTGTAACTTCGCTAAGTCGAAAGACCACAGAGGACTTCAACAGAAGGACTCCATCTAACACTTCTATTCTGAAGATAACGGTGGTCGCCTAGAACGACCCACCGCTCACTTACAATCCTTACGCATTGACATCAAAGGCGCATAGTATCCTATTCCGCAGAAGCGGTCGTTTTTCTGGTTTACAG